GCGCGGATCGAGCATTCGCAATCGTGAGACTGAGGCTGCCGACCTTGGTCGTCGTGCTCCGGTGGCACACCCTCGAAAGGGGGCAACGGACCACAAGCCCCTGCGGCAGGGCTGCGCAAGCAGCACTGCTCGGCACGCGCGAGAAGGCACGCGTAGCAGGGCAACGACGGTAAGTTCTGGTAGAGACAATGGGACAGATGTAGCAGGTCTTTTGCTGGAGCTCGCCGATGTCGTTCCTAGCTCCTCACTGGAGAGGAGTTTGCGGAAGAAGGTTATCGGGGATGCAAAGAATCGGGTTTGGGGTGAATCCCTAATGAGGGCAATGGTCCTCGTGCACCCGAAGACGCTACCTCGTCTCCTGGAGGATGGCCCAAGATGTTGGAATGATGAAGTGGCCCTGAACTCATTGGTTCGAATTATCACAAGGTTCGTGCGCGAACCAAAGGTGGTCGCGAACAAATGGAGGAAGGCGTCCATGGACGTTCTGGAATCTGATGAGGTCTTACCCATGCGTGGCACACTGGCACTCTCACAATTTACCGATGTGAAGAGGAAGGTGGGGCTCTTCCAACTTTCACGGGTTGGGCGGGCAGGTCCGTATCCGACAGTGGAGAGGACTGCAGACGCGCTCCGGCAGTATCGGGCAGACATGGTTCTAGATGCCAAGCCCACCAGGAAGGCTCGGATCATGTTGCAACGTTTTACTTCCGATGGGTGCATGGCAAGTCCTTGCCACCATTGCAGTGTACCTACGGCACTTCGGGGGGTCTCACCTCTTCGAGGGCTAAGGGTCTGGAGGGTTGGCGTGAGGCAGGCGGTGATCGCCTTGTGCTCGCGTATCTTTACAAAGGAGGAAGCATTAAGACTCAGTCAAAAGGTTCAGGAGTTCACCTTCCCGTATGAAGGGTTCCGGTTGGAAGACTGGGATAGCTCCCTGGCCATAGTTGATGAGAACGGGGTTGAAACCATGAGCGGCGCTTCGTGTCTTTTCCAATGGAGACAAGACTATCAGGAGGCCATATCCATTTGTCACTATGATTTCTACGACTTGCAGCGACCGCACTGCCTTGCGATTGCAGCTTGCGTGGAGGCGATTGTGGATGGACTTGTGGACAACCCAAACCAGACCGACAGGGTCGGCTGTGCAGTGATCCTGGAGAAATCCGAGAAGGTACGCCTCGTGACACCTAACGAGGACACAGTTGCCTTTGTGGGATCACTTTTTAACAGTTGGCTTTTGGGCCTGCTCCGGCAGGACCCGCGGGTTGACCCGACGGAGGAGCCTAAGGAGGTATTTCCAGCAGGGCTGGAGACGCCACCTGGGTGTGTGATTCGTTCGGTTGACCTGGTTCGGGCCTCGGACCAGATAACTGGCCATGACCATAGAGGGATCCTTCGGGGTCTGCTCATTGGGCTTGGTATTCCAGTAAACTCGGTCTTTGGACGCACTCTACTGTTTTTCGCCCGTCCGGTGCGGGTAGAAGGGAAATTCCCTGACGGCAGTAGGTTTTCCTTCCTGACGAGGGGACAGCCAGCCATGGGGAGGGGACCCACATGGCCTGTCCTATGCTTGTACACATTGTGGTGTGTGCTTGCGGCCAAGCCCTGGTATTCTAGGGTAGTCGGGGACGATGCTTTGTTTGCATCAACGGAGCAAGGCTCTAAGGAATTCAATAAGAGGCTACGGGAGCACAACGGACAGGTTAACGACCTGAAGGATGTTGAGGCTATGTCCGGTGGCACGCTTGTTGAGCGTTTGGCAATTCTAGACACCAATAGAAGGATCGAATGGCACGATACAATCTCTGTGGCTGTGTTGGATGGGCGACCAAAGGTCGAACGGGGTGAATCCCAGGCGCTGCCAAAGTTCTTGGCTGGGCCGTCCATTCCGTACGCTGAGGGAATTGAATATATTTGTGAGAAGACCTTCGCTTCGGAATTCGCTGAATTTCGAAAATTTGGGCTAGATCCGTTCTTACCACGCGAATTTGGAGGACCGGGGTTTCCGTGTAGCCGGAAGGTGAGGTTGCAAGCCTTGAAGTCTCTTCGGCCCCAATGGGCTAGAGCACTGAGAGTGGCGATTTCACAAGGTCAAGCGGGGATCGGTATCTTCCTTCGTTTGCAAGGGCCCTATCGCTCGTCACTGACGGTCGGGGCTGGCAACCTGCGGGAAGCAGTGTTGGCAAAGATTCGCGCTGAGCAAGAAGAGGGATACGGGTGGTCGTTATGGGAGGCAAAAGCCTCTGTGGGTCTGACAATCGACGAATTCATAAGGGAGGTTGAGTCGCTACTGGTGAGCGGCAAGGCCTGCTGGGATGGATATACCGAGAAGCAGACTTACAGGCCAACCATTCGGCACGTTGCAGAGGAAATACATAGGGTGATCCGTGAAGTCAATTGGATTGTCCCTAAAGGAAAGCTCTGTGACAACGTACGCATGATGCATACCGGACTGGACAAGTTCCTGACCGAGGCGAGGATGGGTCTTTACCGGATACCGACCCGCTACCGTACGACACCTAAGATAGGAACGACGATGGGGTATTGGAAAGGCGAGGACAATCGGGCACCACAGGACGCAGGACTACCCATCTGCCTGGATCCGTCCCGGGATGGGAGCGGCTTCGTGGCCGCGGTGGCCTATGCTGGGAGACAATGGGACTCGTTTAGTAGTGGCGAACGAAACACGGGTCTGCTGCGTCGCGGGACCAACATGGGTGAAAAGCCGTCATTCCATAGGAGATATCTCGCAGGACCTGA